TAGAATGGCGATGGCTATTTGGTTAGCTAGTGAGGGTGATGTGGAGAGTATCTGTGCTGAGGAAGGTTTGGAATACGATAGAACTCGGGTCGTTCGTGCGGGGGTCGTAAAATCTAACGCTCAAGCAGACACTAGGGTTATGACTTTAATCAGACGTGACGTGGCGTTAGAGGTTTACAGTAAAGGAGAAATAAATTGGGAGTGAAAGTATTAATTGCTTGTGAATACTCTGGTGTCGTGCGTGATGCTTTTTTAAAACAAGGACACAACGCTATCAGTTGTGATTTATTACCAACAGAACAACCTGGACCACATTATGAGGGCGATGTACTGGACATTTTAAATAATGGTTGGGATTTAATGATAGCTCATCCGCCTTGCACTCATTTAGCTGTGAGTGGTGCAAGATGGTTCAAAGACAAACAACAAGAGCAGAAAGAAGCATTAGATTTTGTTCGTATATTATTAGATGCTCCCATTAAACACATAGCTTTAGAAAATCCTGTTTCAGTTATATCTAGCAAAATTAGAAAACCAGACCAAATTATACAACCTTGGCAATTTGGTCATGGTGAAACTAAAAAAACTTGTTTGTGGTTAAAAAATCTACCGCCATTGCAGCCAACCAATATTGTAGAGGGCAGAGAGCAAAGAATATGGAAACTACCACCATCAAAAGACAGATGGAAGCTTAGGTCAATCACTTATCAGGGTATAGCTAATGCTATGGCGGAACAATGGGGTAATTTATGATTATCTATACCGAAGCGAACTTAGACCTTGCCTGGCGTGAAGATTGCAAGTTTAGGTCTAAAATTGGTGAGGAATGGTTGGAGCGTGAGGAGTATCGCAGACGCTTTGAGACGGAGCTGGACGAATACATTGCTGGTTTAAAACACATTGACGACTTTGACATCATAGTGCCAAAATGGATTACTGACACAATAGATACAGAGTTTGAAGAATAAACACTAGATAAGGAGTAAATTATGAGTGTAGAAATTATTAGTGCTTGGGGTGATACCAAAGGTAAACACGCTGAGATTATCAGAACCGAAAAGGGTTATGAAGTAAATATTTTTAAAGCTAACGAGTACCTACGCAACATCAAGCTGCATCAGTACAGCGAAAGTTATGCCGAAAAGGTGGCAGAAAATTGGACGCTTGGTGTCGTTGAATATGGAGATAGTAAATGAGCGGTAAAGGATCAGACCAACGACCACGCCAAATATCAGACGAACAATTTGCCGATAATTGGGAAAAGATCTTTGGTAAAAACCAAGAGAACGCTAAGAAATACAAGTGGAAAAAGACCAAACCAAGACGGAGACCAGAGTGATACCTTTACCAGATAAAAAGTACAACATAATCTATGCAGATCCTCCCTGGCAATTTAATAGCAGAATACACCAAGAAAACAGAGGGTTTACTCACAGTCTTGAAAAACACTATGACACTATGACAGAACAAGATATTTGTGATTTGCCTGTTAAAAATATTACCGCAGATGACTGTATCTTGTTTATGTGGGTAACAGATAGTCATTTACAAGAGGGTTTAAATGTTATCAAGTCTTGGGGTTTTGATTATAAGACTATTGGTTTTACTTGGGTGAAGCATTATGCAAGTGGATCTACTTGTTATAACTTTTCTCCTTACCTTTTAAAATCAACAGAAATATGTTTGATAGGTATGAAAGGTAAACTAGCAAACATAAAAGCAAGGAATGATATTAAGGGTTTAGTTGCAGATATTAGAACCAAGCACAGCAAAAAACCAGAAGAAGTTAGAAGAAGAATAGAACAAATGTGTCAAGACTTACCACGCATAGAATTGTTTGCTCGACACAAAACAGAAGGTTGGGATGTGTGGGGGAATGAAGTATGACAGGTATAGTAAGTTTTACTATATTAGATAGTAAGATAGGGACATACATATAGTAAGATAGGGACATGAACCTAGTAAAACTTACCCATATATCCATTACATATACATGTAATAGAGAGATAAAAAATGCTTTAGCATTTTTTTCTCTCACTTAAGAACGAACGTATGAGAACAAGGGACAAAGATTATTGGTGGCTGACTGACAGCATAGAGGACGAGAAAAGTAGTGGTCTCGTCAAGCGGTCGTTCGTTAGTGAGAGTAAAGACTTTAATAATGTGAGGGCAGAAGTCTGGCGCTGGTATCGTGCGTGCGTGGGGGATAAAACTTTGAGCGTGAGTGCGAAATTAATTCTGTGGGCTTTGTGTGAGCGCTGGCGGTGGGAAACTTGCAGTTCGCACGATGCCATTGATTACTATGCGCAAATGACGGGGGTTAATCGTAAGACCGCAGGGCGGGCGATTGCTGAATTGGTGGAGCGTAATATTATTTGGTTGGTCCTGGAAGATGAAAGAGTGAGGTTAAAGAAGTCACAAACGAGCGGGAAGAAACACTTTCTCCTGGTAGGGTTAAGTCATTTTATAAGGAGTGGAAAATGAAAGAGGATCTAAGATCTTTAGTTGGTGCGCCTGAGCATGATGAGGAGCAATACTGCGTGTGTGGTAAATTGCTTGATGAGTGCGTTCATGCGTACGAACACATGAGTAAGGGCGTATAAAAAAAGACCCGCTAGCAAGTACGAGAGAGTTGGGGAAACTTGCCGTTGGGTCTAAAGGTACAGGAACTATCTTATATCAGATTATGAATAGTTTAAATAGGGCGACAGCTCCTGTTATTGTCCGTGCGTTCGTTGGCTCGTTTTGCCCTTGGGTGAGCCAGTCCCGCAATGAGCGGAAAATAAAACATTAAAAAAACCGCTGGGCTATTTCTTTTTTAATCGTTGATGAATTGAATTTAACTCTTCAATCATATTTTCTTTATCTTTCATTAAACGGTCTATTATTTGTCTTAGTTGGATATTTTCTTTTATCCATTCCTTCTTGAGTTTTACCTCAGACATTAAATAATTTTTACCGTCTAAATCGTTATAAATCTTCATTACGTCACCTTATAATGCCCGTACTTGTGTACAAAGACATCATAGGCTTCTTCTTCGTTTAATGGTTCTTCACGCCATTTAAAACGCTCTTCGTTCGTATCTTGAAACCAGGTCGTAAAGTTGCTTTCAAAATTGAATTTAGGATCGTATTGAAATTGTTTTACTTCAGTCATTGTTTACCTCCTCTAAATTGGTCCAAGCAATTAAATCCATACCTCCTAAAGTTTCATCTTTAAAAGTAAATTTATGTAATCTATCAATAAAAGACCAAGCTTTTTGTTCAGAATTAAATTTTCTGCTTCTAGTGTTTTCTTTGGTAGGTTCTTCATTCCAAGACCTGGCTTTACCAAAACTTACCTTATATATCATCAGACACCTCCTCTTTTATTTGCTCTGGTTTTCATGGCTACTAGATCCATTTGTATGGTCTGCTCGTCTTTGGTCATCTCAACCCATTTAAGGTCTTTAAATGGTTTATTGTGTCGTCTTTCTAATGTTTTGTTAAAAGAATCAGACAAGACCTCGATTAATGTTTTGCTGATATGTTTCATGCTTATTTACTCCCTTTTATATCTAAGCTGATAAAATCTTCGTACTCATAAAATAACTCATCAATAAATACATTTTGTATTTCTTCAAAGATATTTAATAAAGTCTTTTTGCTAATTGTAAATCCCTCTGGATTGTCAACTGTTTTTAATACTGCTGTAATCATAATAAAAACGTAGCCAGTGTTTAACTGGCTACTTGCTCCTCTTGTTTGTTGAATAACCAAGCGTCAGCTTCTTCGGCTAAGTAAGAATAAATAGCCGATACAATAGCGTCTTGAAAGTTACCAGAATCGTTACCATACAAATCTAAATCAGCATGATTATTTGCATATATCATTAACTGATCATAGGTATAAACAGAAATATTTGAATTTACATATTCAGAAACTAAATCTTCTGGGTATTCATGCTCAAGTATTTCTTCCTTGTTATCTTCTAACTCAGCTAATAAGTCTTGAGTTATGTGATATAAAGAATATCTTTTATTATCTGCTTCTGTCTCTAGCCCTTTAAGTGCTAGAGCTTCAATTTGGTATTGCGATAAGTCTTTTAATTTATCGTTCATAATTTCTCTCGTTTACAGTTATGGTTAATTCCACAACATACCTATATATTACCCATCATTCCCAATAATTCAACCCTACACCTCAAAATAATTGTACTTTTTTACTCATTACCCATAAATAAAGGCTCTTAATGGTAAAATTTGAGCATGGAAAAGGGAAAATCTAAGCAAAAAACAGGAAGAAAGCGCATAACTTTTACAGATGAGGACTATTTAAATATTACTAAATGGGCGGGTCTCGGTCTTTCAGAAACGCAAATAGCCGATAATTTGGGCGTTGGTATCTCTACTATTACTAGGAACAAGAACAGAAACGAACGTTTTGAACAAGCATTAAAAAAAGGCAAAGCAAAAGCCATTGAACAAGTCACGAACGCATTATTTAATAATGCCGTCCACGACAACAACACAACGGCTCAGATCTTTTACCTCAAAAACAGAGATTCAACGAACTGGAGCGACCGCCAGGAAGTTAACCACAACTTGGACTTAAAGAGCATACTAACGAACGCTAAAGACAGATTAATTATTGATGGCCAGGCAACACCAACGAACGAAGGGGAACGAATCACCAACATTAAACAAATCGCCACGGACACGAACGAATGATTTTTCTTAGTCCCTTTTCGTTCGTTCGTTCTAAGTCCGTGGCCCTTACCCCCCCCGTTCGTTGGGATGTGGGTGTGTATATATACAAACTAATGAGATAATTTTTTTATG